TCGCTACGACGCGTACAAGAAGCGCGCCGTGTTCTACAACGCAACGGGCCGGACGAAACACAGTCTGGTGGGTGCTGTGTTCCGCACCTGGCCGACGCTGACCGTTCCCGGCGCCCTCGACTACGTGTCGAAGGATATCGATGGGCAGGGCGTGAGCATCTACCAGCAGTCGCAATCGGTCATCGGGCATCTGCTCGAAGTCGGCCGTCACGGGCTGCTGGTGGATTACGCGGCTGTCGTAGCTGGCTCGGTGAGCAAGGCAGACGAACAAGCAGGTCGGGCCCGGGCGAACATCGCCAGCTACCCGGCCGAGGCGATCATCAATTGGAAAACTCGCCAAGTCGGCGGCCAGCATCTGCTGAGTTTGGTCGTGCTGCGCGAGACGGTGGATGTCGACACTGACGACGGGTTTGGCAGCGAGCAGGTTGTTCAATACCGGGTGCTGCGCCTAGATGCCGCCGGCGTCTACACGCAGGAGGTGTGGGAAGAGGGATCGAGCCAGGCGGCAATGATCATCGCGCCCTTCACGCCGCTGAATGGCCTCGGCCAACCGTGGCGCGTGATCCCGTTCCAATTCCTTGGCAGCGAGAACAACGACACCAGCATCGACGACTCACCGCTGTACGACATGGCTGAAGTCAACATCGGCCATTACCGAAACAGTGCGGACTACGAAGAGGCGGCCTACCTGGTGGGCCAACCTCAGCCGTGGATGGCAGGGTTGGATGAGCAGTGGCGCGACCACATGGAGAAGGGCGGCATCTTCCTCGGCTCCCGTGCCCCCTGGCTGCTTCCGGTCAGTGGCACCTGCGGCGTCTGGCAGGCTCAACCCAACACGGTGGCCAAAGAGGCCATGGACAGCAAGAAAGAGGACATGGTGTCGCTCGGCGCCCGTCTGATCGAGCGAGGTAGCGCGGTGAAGACCGCGACCCAAGCCGACAACGACAGCGCCGCGGAACACAGCGTTCTGTCTCTGGTCGTGAGCAACGTCAGCGAGGCCTACAGCCAATGCTTGGTCTGGATGGCTGAGTTCGTGAACGCTCCCGGCGAAACCCTCTACAAGCTCAATCAGGACTTCAGTCAGATCACCTTGGACGCAACGATCCTCACAGCACTGTTCAACGCAGTGCAGGGCGGCAAGTTGCCGGCGGGCGACTTCTGGCAGTACCTGCGCGATCGCGGAGTGATCGATCCGGAGAAAACCGATGACCAGATCCGCGACGAGCTGGAAACAGAAAGCCCTGGGCCTGCTCTGGACGACACCGAGGTAATCCCGAATGGCGGCAAACCAAGCAATCCTTGATGCCACGATTCGCCACGCCGTTTTCCTCGAGCAGTTGAAGTCAGGGGAGGTCGCCAAGTTCGGACCTTTCCTCAAGGAGATTGACCGCTCGATTCGTGAGCGGCTGACTCGGACCGATCTGACGGATTACACCGTGGCTCGGCTGGAAAGGTTACTGAGCGAGGTCGATAGCCTGCTGCTGGGCATCTTCAACCGCTACAGCGACAAGCTGAACCTCGACCTGATCGACATTGCGAACTACGAGGCCGAGTTCGAAGCGACCAGCCTGACCCGGGCGGCACCGGTTGGCGTCTCGTTTGACGCCGCGGTGCCCGGTGCTGCTGCAATCAGGATGGCAATCCTCGGCAACCCGCTCAGCGTGCGCGGCGCTGATGGCGGCAAGCTGCTCAAGTCGTTCATTGATGGCTTCACCGCCACTGAGCGACAACGCCTCACTGGCGCGATCCGGCAGGGCTTCTTCGAAGGTCAAACTAACTTCCAGATCATCAAGAACATCCGAGGGACCAAGGCGCTCCAATACAACGACGGCATCCTGGCCACGACCAACCGGAATGCCGGCGCAGTGGTCCGGACGGCAGTGCAGCACGTTGCCACCCAAGCGCGCATGGAAACGCTGAAAGAGAACTCCGATGTCGTGCAGGCGGTGGAATGGGTCAGCACCCTGGATACGAAGACGACCAGTCAGTGCCGGACGCTCGACAAGCAGCGGTTCAAGCTCACCGAGGGGCCTCGGCCGCCGATCCACATCAATTGTCGCTCAACGGTTGTGGCGGTGACTCGCTTCAGCGCTCTGTTCGCCAAGGACGCCACGCGGGCATCCATCGGCGATGGCGGTGCCCAGCAGGTGAGGGCAGACCTCAGCTACTACGACTGGCTCAAGCAGCAGCCGGCGGCGTTTCAGGACAAGGCTATTGGCCCGGTCCGCGCCAAACTGTTCCGCGAAGGCGGCCTGAGCACCGAACGATTCTCCGAGCTGCAGCTTGATCGGAATTTTTCACCTCTGACTCTCGTTCAGATGAAGGCACTAGAGCCTCTGGCGTTCGAGCGGGCGGGAATTTGACCTTTGTGAATTGAGCGTGTACTCATTGGGCTCAACATATAAGGAGCGTTACTCGATGCCGCAAGTATCTGTAAGCATTGAAGAGTTGGATGGATGGTGGATTGATTATGTGGTAGCTCAGCGAGTGTGTGACCGTAAGCCGCACATTCACTGGGCGCCTGGAGGGCCAGGAATACTTGACCTCCAATTCGAAGAGCGCAGCGGAAAGAAAGCGGAGTTTTTCCCAAGTACTCGTTGGGCAGACGGAGGGCCTCTTCTCGAGCGGTTCAAAATATCCTTGAAGTACGATGGGGCTTCTGGGTGGACAGCCAGCGTAGAGGATGGGAAAAGTTGGTCAGATTTCTTCCCTTTACGCGCAGCGATGCTTGCTTTGATTGCCTCAAAGGTTGAAGGCGACTGCTTCATACCAACCTACAAGTAGCAAAAAATTTTATGAAGCCCCGCCACCGTGCGGGGTTTTTTTATACCTGCAGGCAGGGCCTGCACCATCGTCTCTGGGAGACAACAAATGCTGAAATTCCAACTGGACAGCCTGGATGGTGTCGACGAAGCCGTGCGCGCTCTTTACACCGAGAAGGACGGCAAGTTCGTACTTGGCATCGAGGGTTTGCCACAGCCTGAAGACGTCTCGGGCCTGAAGTCCAAAGTTCAGGAACTGCTGGACGAGAAGAAGGCTTCCGACAAGGCCCGCAAGGATGCCGAAGACCAGGCCCGCCTGGATCGCGAAGAGAATGCCCGTAAGTCCGGCAACGTCGAAGAGCTCGAACGCTCCTGGTCCGAGAAGTACAACCGCCGCGAAGCTGAGCTGAACGGCACGCTTGAACAAGAGCGTGGAACGCTGAGTGCGCAGATCCGGGATCTGACCGTCGGCCGTACCGCTACTGATATCGCGTCTGCCCTGGCAATCCCGGGTAGCGCCAAAGCCCTGTTGCCGCACATCGAACGCCGTCTGAGCGTCGAGCAGCGCGACGGGAAGCCTGTGGTGGTCGTGCTCGACCAGCAGGGCAAGCTCTCGGCGGCAACGCTGGACGAGCTGAAAGCAGAATTCGCAAACGACACGGCGTTCGCGCCGTTGATCGCGGGTAGCAAGGCATCTGGCGGCGGGGCCGGCGGTGCTGGAGGTGGCGGCGGGGCCGCGAAAGGAAACATCGGCGGTACCAAAGCGGAGCGCACGGCGGCAATTGCGTCCCGGTTCTCTGATCTCCCCCTAAATTAAGGATTTGACCCATGTCCCTGTCTCAAATGCAGGTTTTCAACGATTACATCATGCCGGCGACTCTCGAGACGCTGGACCAAATGCTGGAGGCGTTCAACGCAGCCAGCAACGGCGCGATTGTGCTGTCGCCGAACGGCTTCACCGGTGACTTCCTGCAAGAGTCGTTCTTCCAGAACCTCGGTGCAGCTCAGCGTCGCGTGAACCGCTACGGCGCCAACGCCGCGGTGACTCCGGTCGACCTGACCGAACTGCAAGACACCACCGTGAAAGTGGCGGGTGGCTTCGGTCCAATTCGCTACGAGCCGTCGCAAATGACTTGGTTGCAGCGTCCAACCGCTCAAGGCGTTGAGGTCGCTAGCCGTGCGTTCGCTGAAGTGCTGCTGAAAGACCAGCTCAACACTGCGATCGCCGCGCTGGTAGCGGCCATCACCGCGCAAGCAGCTGCGGTGAACGACGTGTCGGCCACCGCCGGTATTACCCAGGCTGGTCTGAACAGCGCGCATGCGAAGTTCGGCGACGCCAGTCAGAACCTGGTTGCTCAGGTCATGCAGGGCACCACTTGGCACAAGCTGGTCGGCCAAGGCCTCGCCAACCCGAACAACTTGTTCCAGGCCGGCAACGTTCGCGTCGTCGATATCCTCGGCAAGACCTCGATCGTCACCGATGCGCCGGCTCTCGCTCAAACCGGCACGCCGAACAAGGAGATCATCCTTGGTCTGGCGGCTGGTGCCGCGCTTGTGCACGACAACCGAGACATCATCTCGAACGTGCAGACCAACAACGGTAACGAGCGCATCACCACGACCATCCAGGTGGATTACACCTTTGGCCTCGGCATCAAGGGCTACACCTGGGATGTCGCGAACGGCG